TTCATCGCATCCATGAGAGACGATATCTCTTGCGTGCGAGCTTTCGTTTCATCAAGTGCCTTTTGCGATTTGGCAACCGCTCGCTCAGCTTCCCCCACCCCGGGATTATGCGTCTTGCGTCGGATTAGCCACATGCGCAGACCTTCCGCTATTCACCGGGATAGCCTGTATGACTGCGGTAGTCGTACGCGCCATCTCCAGATACATAGTCATTTGCTGTGCTTGGATTTCCCTTGCAGCCTCGCTTTTATTCCAGGCCTTTTGCCAAAGCTCAATCTGCTTATCTTTATCCGCTATGCGTTCCTCTAGGACGCGACGCGGAATCAGCAACCCTCGCAGGATCAGGATTACGACCAGGGCCAGGATTCCCGTAGCTCCGGTCGCAGGAGAAGCCAGGTCGGTAATATTCACTGGACCCCCTAGAACGGCACGACAATGATGCGCCTATTCGCGAACGTGCAGTTAACCGCAGAGCTTGTCTTGTACCTGCACGTGAAGACGTTAACGCCAGGCGTTAGCGTTGCTTCATACATAGCCGCCGATGCGAATATCTTGATTCCAGGCGGACCGGCATTATTGCTCTGCACATAACCAATGCTCCACGAGTCGGCAACGGCAATGCTTGACGCGCCACTCACGTCGTAAGACATACGCACAGAAGCCGTTGCGCTATCAACTGACACGTCAGCACGGAGAATGATTAGCGCAGCCGCTCCGGTTGTGACAGTTACGGTAGGACCAACCGTTGCCAGGTCGCCATACGTACCGGCAAAGGATGAGCTGCTTTCGCTTGTCAATACGCTCGCCATTGCTATCTTACGCTCTGCGATTTGATTAACGCCCGTGCCTACAAAGTGGCTTCCTGCCTGCGTTGTCTTTGCTGGCACGGTTTCCAGCATGTTGTCGCGAAGGTGGGTATTCAATTGCGCTGCGGTAAGGACTGAGTTGGACGTGAAAGTCATTGGAGCAGTCCAAGCCATGACTACTCCCTAGAAAGGTATGACCACGATTTCGCGGTTGGCGAATGTCGCGGTATTGGATCCGGCTAGATACTTCATCGTAAAGGTATTCGTTCCCGCGTTAAGGTCGGTGCGGAATCCCGACATGCCATAGCGAACTACGTTGGAGCTAGCCAAACCATCGCTTACGACTCGCCATACATCCGATGCCGCAATGGTCGTCGCGCCCGTTACCGCATAACTCGCAGAGCATGCGGAGTTGGTTGTGTTATTGCTCAGCGTTGTAGCGATACTCACAAACGCCCGCGTGCCGGTTACTACGGTGACCGTTGGACCGACCGTACCCAGGTCCGTGTAGCTCGTGCTGGTGGTGCTCTGAGACGTTCCTACGGTGGCATTCTGAACTGTGCGCGTGGCTATCTGATTCGCTGCGGTCGCCACGAAGTACTGCCCGGCGGCTGACGCCTTAGCGGGCGCAGTCTCCAGAAGATTATCGCGTACATAGGTATTGAACTGAGCGGCGGTAAACGCTGTATTCGCTACCGCTGTCATTGGAGCAGTCCAGACCATATCAACTCCTTAAAGCGGTAGCACAATGATTGACCTATTCATAAACGTTGCCGTTCCGCCGCTCTGCGCGTACTTCGCGGTGAAGGTATTTGAGCCAGCCGTAAGGGTTACCATCTGGCAGATGCCGCGCCTCACAGGCGAACCGTTGTACTGTCCGTCGATGATGATTGCTGAGCTATCAGCCGCCGCTATTGTTGACGCGCCCGATACCGCGAAGCTCATTTTCTGAATCGCGTCATCGGTATTAGTTGATAGCGTTCCGCATATCCAAACCAACGCTTGCGTGCCAGTCGTTACCGTCTTAGCCGGACCGGGTGTGGCCAAGTCTGTGTAGCTAGTGCTGGTCGTTGACTCCGACGTGAATACGCTCAGGCTATCCATGACGCGCTGCACGATGGCATTGCTGCCGGTCGCGACGAAATACCCGGTAGCGAAAGTTGCCTTGCCGGTTTCAGTCTCGGGAAAGTTATCTCTGATATTCGCGTTGTACTGTGCTGCCGTGAATGTGGCGTTACCAGCCGCAGTCATAGGGGCAGTCCAAGCCATGACTACCCCCTAGAATGACATCACGATTATCTCGCGCTTCTCGAACTGAGATGGCGGATAGCCTGCCTGTGTTTTGTATTTCATCGTAAAGGTATTCGTTCCTGCCGCTAGCCACCCGACATGATGCACTGCGCCGAATCTCTGCGACTGACCATTCACAACACCGCCGGAGGAGATGCTGAATTGATCATCCGCTGGCCACGTAGTCGAACCGCTAATAGAGAAGCTTGCCGTGCTAGCGCGACCGTTATAGACAGGGTTATTCATACGCGCATTGATGAAGACAAAAGCGCTCTTGCCGGTAGTCAATGTGACCGATGGCCCGAACGTCGTTAGGTCGCCATACGTTGTGCTAGTGGTTTGCTCCGATGCCGTTACGCGTGCCGCTATGATGCCGCGCTGCGCTATCGCATTCGTACCGGAAGCGGCGAACCAATAGTTATTAGTTGCCGCCTTTGCGGGAGCTGTCTCTAGAAGATTGTCACGTATATATTTGTTGTACTGGGATGCGCTGTAAAGGTCGCCGTCAGCAACCGTGAGAGGCGCCGTCCAGGTCATAGCGGCATCACTACCAAATGACGATTAGCGAACGTGCCGGTATTGGTTGCCGCGTATTTCATGGTGAAGGTATTGCTACCGGCGGTGAGTCCGTCAAGCTTCCGACTCGACCCCCAACGGTTAGAGTTGTTCGCTGTGACGCCCTGTAGTTCAATTCCGTAAGCATCATCGGCTGCGATCGTTGAAGCACCGGACACTGCGACCGATGCCAAGCACTGACCGTTAGAGCTGTTAGCCATTGCCGACTGGACCCACACCAGAGCGCTCGTACCGGTCGTCACAGTCACCGCCGGACCCACCGTGGCACAATCCCCGTACGACGTACTTGCGCGCGTCTCAGAGGTAGCTACGGTCGCGCTCGTAATGACTCGCTGACCTATGTCGTTAGTCCCCTCGACGCAGAAGTGCGCGCCCGCAGTCGTAGCCAACGCTGGCATGGTCTGCAAAAGGTTGTCCCGGACATAGGTATTCCAGTCGGAGCTAAGCCAGGGCGTGTTATCAACGGCGGTCATAGGGGCAGTCCAAGCCATGATTGCCCCTCCTAGAATGGGATGACGACGATATCTCTATCGCCGAACGTTTCGGTTCCGGCAACCGCCCGATACTTAGCAGTGAATGTATTGCTGCCAGCAGTTAGACCGGTCTGCAAGATGGCACCGCCAACATGACCAATTGAAGCAAGGGTGACGACCGTACTTGCAGTCATTACACCCACCGCGCGAGTGTCCGCAGCCGCAAGAGTTGTCGCACCCGATATGTCGTAACCCATATAGCCAGTCGTTGCGCTGGTCGTATTTCCCATGCCAGCCTTGAGGCACACGAGCGCTTTAGTCCCCGTCGTAACCGTTACGGCAGGACCAGCGGTCGTGAGAGCGGCATAAGTTGTGCTTGCCGTAGTCTCGGCGGTCGCCACGGTCGCCGTTCCCGGTATCCGCTCGCTAATTGAATTGGTGCCGGACGTGACAAAAATAGATCCGGCCGTTGTTGCTTTGGCCGGAGATGTTTCTAGGAGGTTATCGCGTACATAGGTATTGAACTGTGCGGCTGTAAAGATGGCATTCGCTACGGCCGTCATAGGTGCTGTCCAGGCCATCAGTCACCCGTTTCCATTGCCTCGCTGTGCTCTGCGCGAAGTTCGGCAACCGTCTGGCCATGCTTCGCACCGGCACGCAATGCAAGCTCATGGCTATCCGGGAACCAGTTGCGATTGCGCGGCATCTTCCGCTCACTCAGGGCATCCCAGATATCTTGCGCATTGTCCGGCCATTCGACTTCGGTCATCGTTCCACAGCCGCCCGGAGGGGTGCAGAAAAACGCAGGCTGGCCAGGCTCCAGCGCGAGAGCGTTGCCGCAGCCTAGAGGGCAGTCAGCAATCCACCGACCAAAGTTCACATAGGCTCGCGCCCGATTGGTAATCAGATTCATTACGTCCCCAATACGTTTACGTCTAGTTGGTCGACATCTAGAACCATCACAGTCGCAGGGTCATCCAATCCGCTAAGGCCAAACAAGCCCCTATCGAATCCAGATGCTGCAACGTCAAATGTAAATAGCGGACTTACTTGCGTTCTAACTCGTTCGCAACCAAACGTTGTTTTATGCTGATAGCCAATATCGGCTATGTCATGCTCAATGACTTCGATGAAGTAATCGTGATCCGTGAATGTCTCTGTCTCAACGATGTGAATGCGGTCCGAAAGGTCGCGCTGAATCGCACCCATAAGACGAGTGGCATTTCCGTTGTTAACCGTAAAGGTAATAATTGGAAGGCGTTCGCCACGCTGGCCGATGATAATCGTCGCTATCGCCAGGGCGTCATTAACTCCAACCCACGGCATTTCCAAATCCTCAGTGCCGAACTGCACATCGTACTTCGCGATCGATACAGGGTCTTCTACGTGAATCTGTACGGTGCGCGCAACCGGCACAGGGGTAGCCCTGACATTCAATCCAGTAATGACAGCCGCGCTGACGCCAGTGATGAGGACGTCCAGGGTCTGCCCGGATGTTCTGGATATGGCTACCGACACAGAGCCAGAGTTAACCGTGTAGTCAGTTCCCTGGACTGGCGTAATCGCATTCATGAAAGGGTCACTAGCTACAACGGTTATTTTCATTGTCTGACCAGTTGCGATGATAAGAGTGTCTTCACTCTCGTAGATATTCGCAACTTCGCCAGGCTGCCGGATATTCACGTCTACATCCATCGAGTTGATTAGTTCTTTCCAACCGATGTTATATGTGAAAGGTGAGCAGAACGTAGGCTCTGTGTAGTTATCCCTAAACGTCACCTGAGAGGTGAGAGACGCAGAGCGAAGTATTCTGTGATGCCTGTCACGGAATACAAATTTGCCAGACGAGTCTACGAACGCGAACGCCGGTAGCCCCTCGCTCTTCACTAGGTTCTGCACAGCCGTCAGTCCGTCTGTGCCTTCCTCCCACCACCATGCGCACGTAGTTGCCCCCGGATCGATATCACGAGCCGTAGTAGGCCATCCCAGGGCGTCCAGGATGACGTGAATGGCTTGCCCTGTCTGAAGCGAGGGATACAACGCGGTATGCAGGTTGACCTTTGCGAGCCTGCCCAGTACGTCCAGGATGGTGAACTTGACTGAGCGCGTACTCGGGTCCGGCATGATTTGGTAGTCGTCCAGGAAGCCGTTAAAGAGTGTCGTCGCCATACCGGCATACGTGGACTGAATCAGCACGGGCTTGCCGGGACTGAGGTATCCAGCGATGACAGAACCAGGGTTGTCGGGAGAGTAGTCCCTAGACCTGTTATCCACTTCCATATCAGTCTGACCCGGAGTGATTGCCGACAACGCGCGACCCTGGTCGCGTCCATACCGCAGGCCTAGCGACTGACGCGTTCCAAGCACGCGGCTCGTAATGTCCTCGCCAGGACCGATCACCATCATGTGGTCTATCCACGTTTGCTTGACGCCATCGGTCCCATTCGCGGGGACTACTTCTAGCGTGTGCGTTGTGGCCGTTGCGGTGAATGACAGTTGCAATTGCTGCCACTGATCGGTGAGGCTACTAGCTGCCGAGTAGCCGTTACCCAATACATATAGCTGAACATGAGAGCCGCTAGAACTTGGAACATAAACCCACCCTTGATAGGTGTACGTCCGACCAATCACTAGCCCAGAGAAATTCAAGCTAGCGAAAGGCTGCGACACCGTAGGGTCAAAAATATCCGATGAGGAAAACAATCCCTGGTCGAATCCCTGACCAGCCGTGCCAAACTTAAACGATGTGCTCGTTACGCCGGACGCAGATCCGCCGAACGTACCATCATTGAATCCCTTTCCGGCTACGTCGAACTGAAATGGATTGTAGGCACCCCAAACGACTTTCAGTGACTTCTTTCCTAGATGCGAATGGGCGTTATCGAGAGTGGGGACGGATCCCGAATCCGTCACCCACCCATCGAATCCGCTTTCGAAGTCACCTATGTTCAAGCCACCATCGTTATCCCAATCTATGAATACCTGATAGGTGGCGAGAGCAGTCATTACTTAATCCTTTTCTTTCGCTTAGCCTCACTGAGTGTGCGAACAAATAGATCTTCGAATTCGCGCGTTCCGCCGGTTATGATTGCGCCGCGCAAATCGAGATGGTAATGCTCTTCAGTGGCTCCATTGGCATTGCTCGTACTCAGCGATTCCGGGCGACCGGTCCCGTTGTAAGCCATCGTGTAGCCAGGCTGAAGAACACCCTTGCCAGAATCAAAGGCCTGCGTCGGGATCATGCCGCCTAGCTTGTAACCACCAGGGCGAGTCATCACGTTAATCCAGTTACCGCCGTAGCGATGCCTGGCGTAGTTGATACCGGCGTAGATATTGGCGAGGGGATCATAGATTCCACGCGACCTATATGGTCCAGCGTAAGCGCTGAATGTGGAACCAATGGTCTGCATCAAGCCGCGCGAGGGATCGCCACGCTTGGCGTTGATATCCCAATTGTTGATTGCGTTAGGGTTGCCGCCAGATTCCTGCCGGATACGACTAAGCACCGGACCAAGCGCAGACGCAGGCTGATGCAGCATGCTTAGCACTTGCTTGACAATGCCTGCCCAACGCTGTACGCCGGAGCCTCCAACATTAACCTTTCCACCGCCTATACCGGCGGCCGGATCAGGCGCAGCCTTGCCCTTAACCCAATCAATCATCTTGTCAAAGCCCTGATTGGCGAAGCCCTTAATGAACTTGCCGACTACGCCAGACTGCGGGAACTTATTAACGATTCCATTAGTCAGTGCACGTACGGGCTTGAAGAGTGCCGACAGAGCCTTACCGGCAATGCTGCGAGTGAAGCCAGTAGCCCAGTTGAAGCCCTTAGTCAGACCGCTAACAGCACCCTTGGCGAGCCCCTTGATGGCACCGATGATGCCGCCACCCTTAAAGCCTTGCTCACCGTTAGGGTTGTGTCCGCCGAAGTTGACTCGGTCCAACCATCCCTTGCCAAGCTCGCGAACTCGCTTTGCGCGAATCATGTACTCGCCAGCCTGCGCCATGATCGGGACTTTGTCATTCGGTCCACGCTGGCCACGACCGAGGAAACCGCCTCGCGCGAAGCCCCTAGGAAGCTTGGCCTCGCCCATATCGGGAACGCCAGGAATCTTACCGGCTGTGTTATTCCACGCCTTGCGAAGACCGTTGTTATAAACCGTGTTCACGAAGAACTTGACAGGCGCCTTTGTTGCCGCTTCAAGACCTTTCCAGGCAACCTTAATTCCGGCAACTGCTGTCTTGAAGCTAGACCTTACGGTATTAACGCCAGCCTTGATTGCATTGAATGCGACGCGAATTGTGCCGGTCCATATGCTGTGAATGAACTGGCCCGCCGCACGCATAGGCGGCTTTACTCCGTGATCGTATAGCCACTTGAACACGGCGCCCATAGTTCTAATGTTAGCCATGATAAACCCGAACGTGGGTTTAATCGCGCTCTTCCAAAGCCATACGGCAGCCTGGCCTACGTACTTAATCCCCTGCTTCCAAAGATTGAAGTACATCTTCGTACCGGTCCACCAAAGCCTGAATATCACCATGATAAACCCGATGACTGGCTTTATAATACTCTTGTACAGCCACTGGACAACTACCGCCAGAGCCTTTATGCCTAGCTTGAAGAACGCAAAGTAAACCTTTACGCCCCACCACCAGACCTTGAAGACGATAAGCATAAGCGCCCATATGGGTTTAATGACTACCTTGTAAAGCCATACGGCGACACCGGCTACCCATTTCATGGCGGCAACAAAGGCCTTAAATACCGGCTGTAGGAATCCATGCCACACTGCCATGGCGACGGCTTGAATACCGCGCCAGGTGGCTTGAACTATAGCCCTGAATGTCGCTGAATGCTTATACGCAATTATGATTGCTGCGACCAGGGCAACGATTAGCACAACAACAATGCCAATTGGATTCGCTTCCATGGCAGCGTTCCACGCCCACTGAATACCGGTCCATATCTTCATTGCAGCATATGTGAGCTTCCCCCATATCAGGGTTAGCTTTTCCTGTATCCATAGCCCCATTAGCTGAATGCGCGTGCCTACGCAGGCATTCTTAATCCACATAAAGCCCTTGACCATGCCACCAGCCATGACACTGATAGCACTGCCTATCTTCTTAAACTTAGGCAGCAATAGAACAAACGCAGTCAAAGCTATGACAGCCGTACGGACTGGACCGGGAAGCCTTCCGAACCATTGGGAGAGATTGCCAATACCGGTGGAGAGCTGAATCAGACTAGGGGCTATCGCCATGAAAGTAGTAAGCAGACCCTGCCCTAGTGGAATCAGGGCTAGGCTTGCCTGCTTTTTCATTAGATTCATCTTGCCCGCAAAGCTACCAGATGCCTTAGTGGCGGATTCAATGGTTTCAGGCGACTTCTTTAGCACCTTCAACATTGACTCTAGGTCGAACTTACCGCCGCGAATGGCATCTGCCATATCTGGTCCGGCACGCTTGCCGAATGCGCCTACAGCGATAGCGGCAGCCTTGCCGAGAGTTGGTGCCCGCTTAATCTGGTCAAACAACTCCATCATGGATTTCTTAGGATCCTTGCCAGCCTTAGCGAACTTGCCTAGGGCTTGCTTCATACCGCCCAGGGCCATTGTCGTATTGACGCCTTCCTTCTCCCACTTACCGAGCATGGCCGTTGCTTCCTCAAAGCTAAAGCCCATGGTTCGGAGGGGTGCGCCAAACTCGACTGTCTTCTGTGCTAGCTCATCAACACCAATGCCTGTGTGCTGTGAGACTTTGTAAAGCCAGTCGAGAGACTTGCTTTGATCCTTCGTTGCGATAGACCAGTCACCAAAGACGCGGGTTGTCTTGCCGATAAGGTCCGGCACATCCTTGCCCGTTAGCGTCCCTAGGCGTAGCTCTGTCTTCGTCAGATCCTCAAGGGCGGTACCGGTAGACCCCGTCCTTTTGTGAAGCTCTGAGAGAGCCGCAGCGACGTCCCCAGCCGACGCGCCAACGTTCTTGTTGACGTTATCGAAACTCTTAGTAAGACCAGCCAGCTTGTTGCCGGTTGCGCCCGTGCTGGTTCGAATCGACTTCGTTGCTTTGTCGTAGTCGAGTGCCGACTTGAACGCCGCGCCACCGATCAGGGCAATGCCAACCGCAGCACCCTTTCCAGCCTTAGCCATTATTCCGCCACTCTTCTTACCAGTGGCTTCGGTCGCTGCGATATCCTTACGCGCCATTCTGGAGCCGGTACCGTTGTAGCGGCTTACGATATTGAACCCTAGGGAAGTGACTGTACTCATTCCGTCCAGCCCTCCCTATTCGTTTGCTTTTCCATTTGGTCAGCTATCTCCCAGGGGCGCACAACACGTTGTGGCTTCGTTTCGGGACTACCGCCCGTTGAATTAACTGAAGCCGTTATGTGGACTAGGGATTGCATGATCTCATTTATCTGAGCAAGGGCTTCATCGCGCCAATTGCCGTTTAGTGGTCCCGCAAATCTTTCATAGGCTTGCCATTCGGTAAGCTCGCGTGCCGTCATGCTCGCTAGCAAATCCTTCACCGACAACCCTCGGGCCAAAGCTAGTCTGAAGTAGAAGGCTCGCTCTGGCCGTCGGTGAAACCCTTAGTCATTTCCTCAACGTCATCATCCGACATGCCGTTCATGGAACGCGCCTTATCGAAAAGCTTCTCCAGCACCTTGGCATTCTTTCCGCCAAGCTCAAACACATCCACGTCAGTGAACATGCGGCGGCCGTTCTCATCCACAATGCAAAGCGAGAGCAGGCGCGCGCGAAGGTTCACCAGATTCATTTTCTGATTCTGGCCGCGCTGATCCACAGTGGAATCTTCGAATGCATCTCGCTGTGTTCCGGTAAGCGACTTCAGCAGAACTTCGCCACCCCATTCGGGAACCGATACCTCTTCGGTCACCAGATCGTCAGCCTTGAGAATCATGTCTTTAGAGAGAAGTCCCATTACCTTTTTCCTTATCGCGGACTAAAGGAATGGCGAAGGCAGTCCGCGTGAGGCACAGGCAAGCCTCTACCTTCGCCATTCCGGCTATTGGGTTAAGCGCCCCCATGGGAAGCGATGAATTTAGCCGCTTCCTCAATGACCTTACGGATGCGCTCCATTGTTTCGCTCTTGCCTTCCTGCATTGCTGTCATAAACCAATGCTGTTCAGGCTTCTGTGTCACCCAGATATCGTGACCGAAGACAGGGTGACGCCATCCCTTGGACGACTCAAGGCCACGCGGGATTACGGCCATTGAGGGTTCAGTCATTTTAGTAACAATGCGAATGCGCGCGGTGCGGCCGGTTGATACCTGAACCGCAACCCCAGCGGCTACCTTGCGACGTAGCGCGCGCTGATCCGGTGTCTTAACCTGAATGTTCTTAGCGTTCGCCTTAGCGGCGGCAACGAGGGGCTTAGCGGCAGCCTTAAGCTCTTTGCGGAACTTGGCCGGTAGGGTTGTATCAACAACCCTCAGGGCGTCTGCTACGCGCTTGAATTCCTTTCCAGGAATTACGTCGAACTCTTGACCGCCGCCACCCTTGCCTTTAGCCACGGAAGTGGCCAAACACCATCATGCCAACAACGGCATCAAGAACAATCAGGTTAACGATTTCCCAGGTCATTCGAATTCACCTCATTAGGAGGTAGCGCGCGCGAAGGTTCCTCGCTGGATAACAAACGTCACCGAAGTCTCCGAAAGCTCACCAACGCTACCGGAAAGGGGCTGATATTCGAGCAAGAGGCACGTGGCAGAATACTCAGGGTTGGTAACCGACTTAGCCGCAGTGACCGGACGTACAGCGACAACAAATTCAGTCTCGTTCGACCAGAGGGGATAAAGGGTCGCATCAACAGATGCGGCCGCAAAATCCTGCTGAAGATTGAGGGTGATCTCATTGTCCTGAAGTCCGGCCGCGTGCTCGCGACCGTTTCCGCCAAAGTTGGTTACATCAATGTCGTCTTTCTTAATCTTCATCTCAACCGAACTGGCATGGTCGGAGAAGTCAACGGCATTGATAGTCACCTGGCAGTTACGCAGAATAAGCCTAGCCATTACTTAGCCACCTTCTTAATTGCTGCAACGGGCTTAGGCTTTTCTGCCATAGCCGGAGGTTCGACTATCTTGATATGGCCAGCTTCAATAAGGGCAGCCTCTTGCGAATCCGTAAATACCGCTTCGAATTGCTCGCCCTTTTTGCGCTCGGCTACCTTGCGCGAACCGATCACCTCATAAAGCTTCGGTTCTGGTTCGCTCTTTTCATTCGCATTTCTAAGAGCGTCAGGAATCATGCACCATCATCCCAAGTCGCAAATACATGCGCACGGATAATTGCATTCGGCGGAGCGGAAAAGGTGACTTCGGAATATGTATCTCCAGAATAGAGATAAGTCCTAATAGCCACGATGGGAAGCAGTCCCGACGCGTTCGCCAAATCCTCAGTGGTGCTAGCCACGCTGGTATTGGTGACGCATTCGGCGTACCCACCACCAGAGACAGCAAAATCACCACTAACCAGAAGCTGCGCAGAAGCGATTCCCCTACTGTCCGCGTAGACAAACGAATGTGCCCATTGGCGCTGAATAGTCATTAGCTATGCCTCACAACCGCAACGGTGACGCTGGTCGTCGCGCTAAGGGTCACCAGAGCTTTTCCGGGGTTGCTCGTACCCTGGTCGTAAGCTTTCCGCATGGGCACCCATGCTTCGCCAGTGGTCGCCGCAATGACGATTACGTTCGGCGGATTGGCAACGCCGTAAGTTGTATTGCCGGGCGTCGCGATAGTAAGAGTTACCGGCGAACCGCTGGCATTCTTGTAAATAGCAACGATATTCATCCCGTTGCCAATTTCGACGGTATCCGAAGCGGTCGGAGTATTCAGGGCGAAGTTAGGCTTAGTGCCTGCATCCACCAAGTCTTGAGTGGTCAGTGCAGCCATGTCTTTTATCCAATTCCTGAGGTATACGCGACCAATTCAAGGCACGCGCCGATGTGTGGAATATTGGCAACCGCGTAAGTAGCGCCATAGTCTTTCATTGACATAACCATGGAGTTATCGCAAGTACCGCCCAGGGTCGGAGCATTCCAAAGAATCTCCCGAATGGATAGCGAGCCAGCACCGGTTACGTATTGATCCAAGTCATCCTGCGCGTCAGCAATAGTGGCGATGCCGACAAGGACATAAAGCTCAAACGTCCATTCATCCACGCCGCGACTCATTGACTTACTGAAGTCGCCTTTCGGTGGTCCCACTATGAACGCCGGAAGGTTCGCAACATCCTGAACATTCCTATAGCAATTCATGGCGGGATTAGCGGCCGCCACGGTATCGGAAATGGCTTGGCGAATTGCTTTCATGCTAGCCATCTACCAATATCCTGTCTCTCTGGTATTTAATGAGCTTGGCAGCCGCCATGCGACTATCTTTTACGCGCACGATGGTTCCGAATGCATCCGAGCCAGCAACGCCTAGCCTCTGATCCTTCAATTGGAAGGTGTCCGACGCGAGGATCAGGCAGGCTTGGAATACAGGATCCGGCACGGTCGCCCAACCCCATTGCGCGGTTACTTGGACTGACGCGCGACGCGATATGCGCCACTGGTGATACGGGAACCAATTGGTGTAACCAACCGCATTGATCCGGGTATACACCCAGGGCTTACCGTCCTGAATGCCATTGAGCGGGTTCAGTTCGTAATCCGCCGCTGTCCAGGTCGTTTCATAAACCCCGTCGCCATCTACGTCTGTCTTTACGATCAGGCCAGTAGTTGTGCTGAAGTCATCCACCACACAGGTAAGCCTGTCTTGAGGATGGAACACCCTGGCGGTAACCGCGCCCGCATCATTGAATTGGCGGTTGCAAAAGTCCTCAATCTCACGAGATGCAGAACTGATTGCAAACGCCACTTCAGCGTCATGACTGCTAGTCGTCAATCCCATGTAGCTCTTTAGCTGAGCGGAAGTTATGTAGTTAGCGCCAAGGGCCATTACTAAACTCCCGTCCGCGTAACCCCAACCGTTGAAGTGCTAGCAGTGATGCCGTACAGCGCCTCACCCGGACCGAGGCATATGGGACCAAAATTCGCAGCGGCGGCAATGGTCAATCCCGCGCCCGCAGCCACGGTTGCATTGCCGATCGTTAGAGCGGCCGCGCCGTTAGTCAGATAGATAACCTGGCCGGATGCCGTATCGGTTTCCGTACCGCTAAGAAGAACGGCGGTTGCGTTTACCACAACCGCCGCATTAGTAATGGCCATTACGCCTCCGTGTCTCGACTGGCCACGTAAGGCCGGTTACTTGTTGCTCGGGGGCGGAGACATCTTGCTCTGTGGTGCCGCTACGGCCTTTTTTGCCGGTGTGGGCGCCTCCGCAGACTTCTTAGGTGCGATGAGCCCAGCCTTCAGAAGAATCTCGTCTGCAACGTCTTCACCGGCCGGAAACTCAAGGAAGCAAGGCTCTTCAGAGCCACCCTCCCAAACCAAACCGTTATCGCTCTGCTTACGCCAAATTGCCCTTTTGATTTTCACGGCTTCCAATCAACCCCGATCGCAATTGCGATTTCATCCGCTAGAGCCTCGGCCTCCGACTGAGTTACGCCCATTACTGGATTGTAATTATTTCCAGCCGCTTCAATCTGGACATACCAATCCGTAGTACCACCGCTAGTAGCCGCATACATTTTTACGATCGTATCCGTGTGAATGTATTTATGAGTCTGGCCAGAAACGCCAGAAACCTGAATGAGCGCCACAGTAAAACTCCTCAGATGTACATAAGAACAACGCGGAATTTACCGGCCGTGATCGCAGCGACTGCGACCGTAATAGCGATATTGCGAGCCGCAGTAGTCTTTAGAGTAGTAGCGCCCGTGAATACCGGGATAACGCTCTTACGACCAGTGGTCGACCAGGGGGCGCCAGACGTAACAGCGGCGGCGACAGTGTCACCAGCACCTTCGACGTTTACCGCTACGGTTCCGGTATTGCCACTCGCCGTAGTGAGTAGCGTCAGAACATCAACATAGCCGCCGAGAATAACGGCACCAATCGGAATAGCCGCGCCAACGGAATCGGTAGCAATGGAGCGGAGATTGATAGTGGAAACGGCGCCGCCATCGACCGCGAAGTCATATTCAGCGGTCGCTACCTTAGGACCGGTCACACCCTCAATGATTGCCATTGAGCAAACACCCTTTCAAAGATAAGGGGAGCGCCCCACTGCGGAACGCTCCCCTTGATTAGCTCAAATGTTCGAATCAATGATTAAATTAAAGGCCAGTCACGGTGCAGAAAGCGGCCGGACGGTAATATACAACAGCCGCACGAAGGTCGGCGCGAATACGCTGCTGACCAGCGAGAAAGTCCAGGTTGTGAGAATTCGTGACCTGGACATTCAGACCGCGACGCATGGAAAGCTCGCTGAAGTTAGCGAAGTCACCAACAACCGCAGTACCAAGCGTGATGGAATCAGCCTGCGTAACCTGAAGTCCCCAAATGGTAGACACGCCAGCATCGGACGGGTTACCCCAAATATAAATGCCGTCAGCAGTGCGGAGAAGCCGCACGGACTGCCAGTTAGTAGGATGGAACACAACCGAATCCGGCTGAGCGCGACCGGTGATGCGAACGGCAACGAGAGCCTTGTAAATGGCATCCGGCGTCGGATCCGAACCCTTCGCCTGAGTCTGAATACCGACAACATTCAGAAGACCACGAAGGTTAGGCGCCGAACCATCGCCTACCAGAATCTGCTGATCCAGACGCTGCCGAATCATGAAAGGCAGCCGGTTGTTAACGTAACCCTCAACCTGCTGAATGTCCTCAAGCTGTTCGTCAGTGACAGCGAGAGAAACGCCGATCTTACGAACGCTGGACGTACGCTCAGTGAGCGCAAAGGCAGTGTCCGCGTACGGCTGGCCCTCTGTGACTTCAACCGCGCCAGTAGTAAGACCGGAGCCGTACGTAGTCTCTTCCATGTAGACAACGCCAGTCATGCCGGTCGTGGTCTGCGGAAGCAGGTCGGTCACCTGGATAGGCCGCACGGCTGCATCAACAACGCGACCGGTACGGATAGCCTGCGGAGTCCAACCGGCAGACTCAAGGAAAATGGCACCCTTGAGGTTAATGTCAAGGTTTACCTCCGGGCCGTTCTGCCCTTCGCGCTGCTTATACGCATTGGACTCAATGAACATCCGGCCAATAGACTTCTGTGCCGGAACCAGGCCATCATGGCTATTACCATTGCCACCCTCGCCAAAGCCGCCCTCAGGGCCATCTTTGTCGGTGGACATTTTCGCGCGCTCAGCAGCCTTGAGGGTCGCCTGAAGATTCTGGTAGTTCTTACCCAGGTCGGTCATTTCATCATTGAGCTTGCGAACTTCAGCCGCAATCTCATAGGTCGAACCCTTGATGCACTTCACCTTCGTGAAATCCATTTCCGGTCCAGCTTCCTGGAAAACAGACGCGAGCTTGGCGCGCCTGTCTTCGAGCTTTCCCTTTACCTCATTGAGGGCGGGAAAGTTAATGGTGTCAGGCATTGTCATGGTCTCCAATGTTATTAAGGCTTCCAACGAAACGCACATACTCAACGGCCAGGGCTTCGGCCGGAGAATCGACAATCGCCTTTAGGTCACGCATGCTTTCGTGAATCCAAGAAAGGCGTTCGAGTGCGTCGGGGCTCATCATCCTGCCCTTTGTTGCACGGAGTGCCATGACACCCGTTGCACGGCTCACCAGATTGAATAGCTGAGCCTGTACCGCGTCAATCTCATCAAGGAACTTAAGCGCACTATCAGCAGTCAGAGTCCGAAGCTCAGGAACCGCGAAATCCGCCTCTTGCAGATGCACCATCAAATGGTTATAGACTCCCCGCCTATCTTCATCGGGGACGCCAGTTCCACCCTTCATAGCGCCATTCAGTTGGGCGATATGCGCGATGCAGGCTCGTACATTCGCCTTACCGTCTGCGTCATGATGAAGGAACTTGTAACTGCTCTTCGCTTCCGGATCGTTGGAAGAGTCAACGTACGCGAAGGCTCCGCGCAGATCCGTAACTGAAGCAGACGCCGGAATCGCATTGAGGGACTTAACTGCATCCCAGGGAGCGTTAGTGAATCCGGTTTCGTGCGGACGGATTGCCGATCGGTAAGCGGCGTTGGATACATTGCTATCCTTCGCACCCTTAGCCGATAGGGTCCGTGTTCCAACCCCTGCGCCGCGAAGCACTGGGGAAACCTCGTGTACGTCCAGGGATTTGAGTACCCGGACGTCCTTGCCGTCGAATACGCCCGCCTCTGCTTCAACGATGTCGAATCCGTAAGACCATTCGCCTAGGCCAGACTTTGCAAGCTCAGCAACCGCATTGAACGTGTCGCGACCCTGTGTCGTATCCATAAAGAACTGCATGTTGGCGATAGCTTCGGACTTCGTTACCGAGATGGTTCCCTTGCCAACGGGGAGTGCGCCCGCCCAGGACTGATGACCGTAGGCAGATACAACAATAGGGGCGCCATCCGTAATGGCATCGGCTGGTGTAACGTCACCGTCTTTGTCGATAACGTCGAAAGTGGAGAAGACGGCGGAGACTTCGCCCTTAGTCGCATCCTTGATTCGGATGTTGGAGCTAAAGTCCTTTTTAGTCATTATGGATTTCCTGTCTGCGTAGGGCCAAGACCCTGACCAGCGGGAGCGGGAGGAAGCGCGGTTGCGGGCGGTTGCATCTGCACCGAAACCAGTCCGGTGTGATGGCCGCTAAGGAAGGAAAGGTCACGCGTCTTAACCGCTTGAATAGCAGCATCTGGCTCAAAGCCAGCCTTGATTGCAAAATCCAGCGCAACCATTTCTATTTTCATAATCTCGGCAAGGTCGGTTACGTCCTCACGGAGAAAGGCAACATCCTGCGCGTCATACCAAAGCTGTGCGCCGCTATTAGGATTTGTTACAAGATTCTCAAGGCATGCCGACACCATGCGCCACATAGGGCGGATAGTGCCATCGGCGAAACGCCTACGCGCCGCCGCGAAGTTACCGGCATTCAATCCGGAGCCTTGCAGTCCCTCGCTGAATCCAACCCACGTAGGCGGTACTCCGCCCGCCGATGCTATGCGGGATTCGCCCTTACCTACGGTCTGCGAGAAGTCAAGCTGCCGGAAATCCATCGTGAGCGGCGTAACGTCTGCGCCGCCTAGAAGGAATAGAGTCTTATAGGCATTCCAGGCGCCTTGATGCTTTGATTTGAACTTAGCAACGAAGTCGTTGAAGTCGTCCTTTGAAACATCTTTGTCAAACTTGATAGCCAGGTTGGGAACGGCCGCATGCTCAAAGAACTTCTTTTTATGAACTGTTGCTGCGGTATCGGACATGATGTCATTGAGGATTGGCGTAAGCCATGACATGCCACGGAATCGCGCAACAGGGTCCGGAATAGGCGAGAAGTGCGCTACCTCGTTAGGCAATAGCAGAACGTCGTCTGCGCGTCCCTGAACACCCATGCCCTGCGCACCAAACATGTTCGCGCGGTACAGGATGCCAACAACCTTCGCATCGGCTGCCCAAGGGTCCTTGTTGCTCGCCTCGCTAGATCCAATGATGAGGGTGACCCAGTCGGGTCGGAGCCTCACCAAACGGCGCGTAGGACCCCTAGCAGAGGATCCGTAGTTGCCGTCGTCATCGGCGGTGGTGACGTACGCGTTTCCGGCCAGGTCGGCATCCTGAATCATGCGTGCCAGCAGCTCGCCGGTAGTTCCGCCAGGCCAAGGATTTTCGAGTAGCGCCAATTCCCCGCTACCGAATGTATTGCCCTTTTTTATCTTGTCTCGCCAGATGAATGTAACTTCGGAGAAAACCATCTGCCTGGCGAGCATTACCGAGAAGATAGGGCCATTAGACTTATACGCAGCGCTAACGTAACCCTCAAAGCTGCTTTCTATCTGTTCCTGATTGGGTAGGCCAGTCGACATAAAGGGGAGTCGTTCTAGGTCCTGCATCCAATAAGGTTCGCCAGGAATGGGGCCCGTTCCGCCGAATGTGAATACGCTCTTAAGGGCTGCGCCTGTCTTTTTCCAAAACGCCATTTAGTATTTCACCCCCAAGCGCACGCGACGGATGTTGTCTTTTCGAGAGATGTTTTCTCATGTCCCCACAACGCTAGGGTTGCGCAAACAAATGGACTGATGTCTGCTGATTCATTAGCCCTATCAAGCGCCCACAAGCCT